CCACGAACTGAGACGCCAAGCCTGGCTGCATTCGAGACGGCATTTTCCTCTGCATGTTGAGCAGGACAGAGCTCCATATGAGTGCCACTTTCGTAGCCAAGGAGTTTGCGTGGACAAGTTGTATTGACTAGTCCTATAGTTATATCCTGCCTTTGTGAGAAGATGTCATAAAGATACTTATCAGCAAATGCTCTGTCTTCTCCACAGTGAGGAATTCCTCTCGGAGGTCCGTTGTAGCCAGTTGACACAATTGAGTTGTCCCTAACCAACAGCGCACCAATCTGCCGTGACAAGCATGGTGACTTGAGTGATGCAGCCTGACACATGCTATGGAAGTACTGGTCCCAAGCCGTGTGTCTATCATGCATATCTACTCACCTGCTTTTTGAAGTCGTCAGTTGGTAGTGCAGGCTCAGTCCTCTTAGCCCTCATCCCCATGTCGATGAGGACGCCCTTGAGGAGGTAGGTGTAGTTGCGGATGTCCAGGAGTTTTTCATCCCACTTACTCTCGGAGAATTGTAGTGGGTCTTTACTCCTGGCCATTTCGAGGATGGATACGAAGTGCTTGACAAGCATTCCAGCCAACGCATCTGCTGGATTACTGTTCATCGCTCCAGAAGCGCACTTGAAATTCTGGAGTCGATCTACTCCATCAGAATATTCCTTTCCTTTGGCCATGAGAAGTTTTAGTGACTTCTCATTCTCTTCGTGCACGAGCTTCTCAAATTCTTCATGAGTCATGGCTAGTTGCACCTCCACAAGTCGCATTGAAAATCAATTGAACTTACACCCAAGTTGTCTTCGGTACTATAACCGATCTGCGAACGTTGTCTTTGTACGGAAGGATCTGCTCGATGAGTTTCTTTATCTCACCTTTTATGTCTGTAGTTGGCTTATAGCCCATGTCGAATAGCTTCTGATGTGCTGGATTGTAGTAGTGTTCCTCCATCTCCTTGCGCGGATTAGGGATGTTTTCAACTACTGGATATAATCCAAGTTCGTTAGCAGCTAGACATACCATACCTGCTAGACTCCACACTGAGTAGATGTTCTCAAACTGATTGAGAGTCCTGTACTCACCATCACCTGGAGGATTCTCCAGGACGATAGTAAGACACTGAATGGAGTCTTTTAGTGGCAGATATCCACGAGTCTGGAAGCCCTTACCATACACCGTTAGTGGATGATTGATGATAGCCTGAGCACAGAAACGATTGAGGACTGTACCGAAACACTCGTCGTAGTCGAAACGAGTTATCTCGTCCAAGTTCTCATACTCATTCAATCCAAAGACCACACCCTGCATGATGTCTGTAGAGCTCAATCCCCAGTTGCGACATGCAAACTCGATGTTGTGAGTATCGTGTACTTTTGAAATGTGATAGAAGGAACCAGCAGTTCGAGGGAACATGAGGCCTGACATAGGACAATGTTCCTTCAAGTCCTCGTCTTGCCATTTACCTCCTAAGCATCTTTCTGGAATCTTCCCTTCAGGAATGTCGCAGGAAGGTGTCCCATACTCACCCATTGTTCCAAGTTTGATAAGGTGAGCCCTGGGTGCAAACTCCTTCATGGCCCAAAGAAGGTCCAATGTACCTATAACATTGTCCCTCTGTGTTGCTTTGGCATCAACAGCTGAGCGCATCGAGTATGCAGCAGATGGCTGTTCAGCAAGATGTACTATCGCATCAGGGCTGAAGTCAGCTATGACATCTGCTATTACATCAGATGGCCCATGACCAAGGTGGATGTGATACTTACTACGCCACTGTTGAGGGCCAAACTTGGTAAGTGCATAGGCATTGCGCCTATTCCAAGACTGGATTGGCGTGAGAGAGGAACTGCCTAGATCTTGAACCCTCATCCTACGAATGAGGTTGTCGACTCCTGCAACTTCATGACCACGCTTGAGTAGATGTAGAGCGAGGGACCAACCTATGTAACCATCAACTCCGAGAATAAGTACTTTCATCTGGCGAGTCCTTTCGAGAAGTGGAGGGTGGTAAGCCGAAGCCTACCACCCAGTTGCTTATAGCTGGTTAGAAGGGTATATCATCGTCTGAGGGACCAGCGCAGTCCCCATCGCTGAAATCATCGTCAGACGGAGCAACAGGCGCAGGACGACCGACCTGCTGAGGTGCCGGAGAGGAGGGTCTGGCTCCAGCATTTCTCGGGCCAGTGACGTAAGAACTGATGGTGTTCTTCAGCCCATACTGAGGATCATCAACCTGACCGAGAATAACCCAGCCGGATTTGTTGGGCAGGTCATCAGTCCAAGAGAACGGCTTGGAGAGGTCGATCTTGAAGCATCGGGTGAACTTGTTGAAGGTGTCAGCGTTACGCGCAGCCTGCTTCGGGTCGATCTTGTCGTGATCCAGAGGATCCCATATAAAGGTGTTGAACTCCTTTACCATGGGATCGTCTGGTACATCAAACAGGGGCATGTACCACCTTGCACCGTAGCTTTTCTGCTTCTCACTGACTCCGGTGTTGACAGAGATGATCCTGGCCTTGACCTCGGACCCCTTCGGGAGCACTTTCGGTTCTGGAGCGTTGCGAATTTCCTGTTCCATACTGCTGTAATCGGATAAACTCATGAGATTTCTCCTTGAATTGAATTGAAGTGTTGCTTTTACAAGTTGTATTGAAAATCAATCGGTCTTTGACGACTCAGACTCGACTGAAGGTTTCTCTTCCCCGAAGTCAAGCGGTGGCTTGTCCTGATCAGATAGTCCGATCTTACGGAGAAGTGCTTTGATGTCTGCAGGTTCACGATCGTTGAGTAATCCATCACCCTTCAAACGTGAGCGAGCAAGATATTTCCCCTGTGCCTCAAGTAAGAACTTACGCTCGTATCCTGAGGAAGTCTCCTCTGTCTCAAGAACATAAAGCTCGTCAAAGAGAAGAGGAATTGTGATAACTGCTTGACCAGTTGTATAGAAGCGATAGGTGACATTCCTCGTTTTGACTCCAGTCTTTGGATCAATTCTGAGGACTTCTTCGAATTCCTTTAGATGGCCCATTAAGATGAAATCACAAGGGATGTTCATCAACTTGATGATATAGTTCTCCATCAAGCGCTTCTGTTTGGTGTAGTCCTTATCACCCCAGGTAGGTAGATCACCTGCAGCTCCATGCGTCCCGAGCTGGTAATTCATTACTGCGTCACCCCACTTTGTAGCACTGTCAAGACAGTACGTACCGAAGTGATTAAAGTAACCCATCGCAAGACGCTGGTCTATAGATGACATCCACTTGGCAAAGCGAGTTGGAGCATAAGGATCTTCCTTTTCCCAGCGTGTGTCGGCTATACATTCCCTCTTTTCAATGAGGTCACGGATAGATTTTGTCCCGCCAGGATCGAAAGAGTCTACGTGGATAGGTTTACGGGCTGTGCGGAGAGTATAGGTCTTTCCGCTGCCAGTTGGCCCACATAGGAGGAGACTGAAGCGTTTCTGAAGTCGATCATTCTTATAATACCTCAGAACATTCCTCAGTTCATTTTGATAGGTGTATGCCACTTACTGACCCCTCCATTCGAGATCCATGTGGTTAGTAGTGTCCTGAGCCGAAGGATCCCAGAACTCAATTCGGAATCCAGGCTGAGGTTCGTAGCACTGTCTGAGTGGATTAGTCCATGCCAGACAGAAGTCGTGAAAAGGGCAGCCACGATACGAGGTGCATGACTTAGGATTCATGCGGAAAGCCATCATTACATCGTCTCGTTCGTCGCAGCTCATGAGTCGATTCATGTCTCGCTCAACATCGTTGAGGAGGTCGACTACATTCCAGTACCATATGTGCATCTGGTCACGTGTCTTGAATGCTTCAATGTCACGGATCTGGGCATAATACCCAGATGGGCGAGCAGCTGAACCGCGTGAGAGGTATTCGAAGCCTACCTTGCAGAACTTCACACCTTTCACCTGTTCATATGGGAAGAGGCAGTAAAGACAGTGACTGTACGTGCCATTCTGAATGGAGAGGAAATACTCTTTATCGTATTGAGTTTTTCCAAACCACTTCCCATCAGTATGTTTGTGGTCCCAGGATTCGATAGTCCCATCCCACTTACGACGCATAATAGAATCCATTTTGTAGTGGAGGACTCTGTTATCGTCGATAGGGACTTTTCCTGAGATTTCGGTCATCTTCTTCCCACCTATCTCGACAACCTCATAGTCGACAAGGTCCTGCTGACGTTCGACAGCGTATTTCAACAGGCCTGCGAAGACGGCTTGTGGTGTCTTTGGGACGTAAAGGTGGTCCGTCGACTCTGGATATTCAAGCCGGTAGTAATTGAGGAATTTTAGATAGGCTGTGTTGACATCTTCATATCCGTGAAGGAGTTGATGTTCACGGGCTATGTGCCATGCCTGACCGAAGTAGAGATCATGAGCTGGTTGGTCAAGACGCCAACCAAGGACATGTTCGTAGAAGTATTTCCTCGGACACTCGTTGTATGTGTCGAGTTTCGATGAGTCATTGATGTTCCAAGTTGGTTGTTCTGGAAGAGGAAATGGCATTAGTGAATTACCTCCTCATCGTTACTAAATTCCTTGAGGAGCTCAGCTAAGTCAACATCACCTTCTGCCAACTTGGAGAGATCAACTAGCTTCACGCCAGGAGGGAGGTTGTGAAGAAGTTCCTCGACACTAGATGCTTTTTCACCTTCTGGTAATGCCTGGTATTCAGGCATGAGTTGGATCTGCTCCAGTAGGGATAAAGATGAATAGAGAATCTTACAAACAAGTGGAACAGATTTTGAGCCATCTTCATCTTCATCCACTAGGGCTGTAAGGCCTTCGAGAAGTCTGATACCAGTGGTATCAACAATCCTTCTCTTGACTTCACTGCGGTCTTTTGCTCCAGTGACGTAAGCGACTGCATAGTCTTTTTTTCTCTGCATACACTCTTCACAGGAGCATTCAATGTACTTTATATCCATTACTTCTTCACCTTTCTTGCAACTAGTTGCAGATCGAGAAGCTCTTGAGTTAATGTAAGAATACGACGATTGAGTTCGTTGAACTTGAGAACATCTATATCGAGGTTCTCAGGCTTGACACGGTGGAGGCTATTCTCGTATTCGAGTGCTTCACATCTCCACTTCGATAACAGTCGTGATGACGGCTTCTTAGGCATATAGTTTACTCCTCCGGCGATTGGTAGTGTGGAGCACCTACCCGTTCAAAGTATTCAGTTGTCCTTGTGATACACATATCATAACCATTCTATACTCCAGAAGTCAACAAAATAATGGAAAGTGCCGAAATTACAGAACATGGTTCCGCTCTATGTACTTTCCTTCTTTGTCCTTCCAGAGTAAGATGTTAAGACGTCTGTGTTTAACTGCAAATACAGCACAGGCAATTGAGTTCATCACACTCAGACTACAGAGGACTATGAGATCAGTCGGTTGTGAGCTCTTGAACGCCTCGGAAAAGATTCTAACCATATCATTAGTTGCGAATCTATTCACGCGGCCCTCAGTGACATAGACTAGTTTCCCATAGTCCTTAGCAGCGCTGAAGTCATGTGATGAGCGATTTACGATGTAGACAGTTCGTTGCATAGAGGGCCTCCTAATCCTCTGGCTCTTTGAATCCCCTCACATGACTGAGAATTCCAAGTGGGATATCAGACCTAACGTCGTCTTTTCCTCTTTTATCCCGAAGAGTTAAATCATCTTCGGCGTTAGGCAGTGGGAATGAAGGCATAGGCTGAATTGATTCGAGCTTTTCAGCAAACTTACCTTTCTTCTTCTGCATAGCGACGAAAGGACTTACTTGGTTAGGTGTGAGGTTGAGTTCAGCAGGCTTCTCAGAACACACATGAGGCTCGATCATGTCTAAGATAGTGTTATACTTAGGCAGGGCCTTTCTGGTGACTTGAAGTGGAGTTCCACATTCTGAGCAGTATACAAAGCCTTTTGACATAGCTATCTCCTGAATTCACTGAAGTCGTCGTCTGACATGTTCTCCAGTCCGTCTTCATACTCCTCTTCAGTGGCATCTTCGTCTTCACTCTTCTTCATCCTCACAACAACCTCGCAGAGTTCGTAAGGAGGACGAGTTGGATTGACTGCGACGATTTGACACTCTGCGTCACCGATAGTGAGCATGGCAGTGACTTCGGAGCTGAATCGCTGAGGGACGTAGCCGACCATAGTCCCATTGGAAATCAATTTAACTGCGTTGGGATCATACTTGTTTTCAGGTTCCTTCTCCATCTCCAGCATGTCACCGACCTGCCTCTGTTTCAGTTCGTTGATGGCCTCGATACCACGGAACTTGACTCCAGCTATAAAGAACTTTCTTTCTGGCATTTCTTTTTACTCCTTTTATATTGAGGTGTAGTCAGCCTCGAACCTTCGATAGCCGCGTTCACCCCTGGTTGCATCATCAACTTGCTTCCGCTGCTTCTTGGTTAACCGAGTTGGTTCACCTTCAGGCAGCACAGGCTTTTGCGTCTTATAGATGTTACTCGTTACTGCTACCGCTACCAAGAGATTCATCTCCTGACAATAGGTCTTCTTCATACTCTTCCTCCAGAAACCGAATGAGATTTTCGTATTCTTCCTCCTCATGTTTAAGGTGGAACTGCTCAAGTGCATCTTTGAGTTTATCAAAAGTACTATTGTAAGGATCATTCTCAGATACGTTACGACAGTAGATTGTGGCCAGTATTATGACGTCTCGAGTTTCTTTATCAAGGTCAGATATCTTCATCATTAGACTCTTTCAGTAGCAAAGGTTGAACACGCTCAGCTTCTCCCATGTACTTTTCTTTAGGCTCATGGGCATTCCATGGGCTTATTAAGCCATGCTA